TCAATCTGGTATGTATATATCAGGCACGGGAACTGGCGATAAATATCCAGCTATGCTTGAGAATGGTGAATATGTATTAAATAGAAGAGCGGTAATGGCAATGGGTGGTCCTGCTGCTCTTGATACCTTGAATTTCTCTGCTGCACCTCGTTTTGCTACTGGAGGTTCGTTTGGTAATGATTTTAATGATATATCTTCAATGGAATCAGGCATGACGACTTACGGTCTTGAACAAAGTCAATTATATAATGAATTGCGCGATTCTGAACGTCAAAAACAAGCAGAAGGCGTTAGAAAAAGACAAAAAAGAAAAGCCGAACAACGAGCTTTGATTGGAAGCGTAATAGCTGCCGTTGCTACTGCTGCAATAGCTGCGGGCGTTTCAAATGTAGCTTCTAATATTAAAACTGAAGGGGATATGAGTTTTACAGAAAAAATGAATGCACAGGGTGGTCCTAAGACTGAAGCTGAATATTTTAAACAACAATCTCTTGTACAAAAAGGAATTGCAACTCCAAGTATGCCAGGTGTACAATCTAGATATACTGGACCAACACCTCAAACAGGTTTTGCATCTATCTTTTCTGGCCCCACTAAAGGTCAAACTTGGTATCAAAAAGCTGGATCTACTATTTCTAAACCATTTGGAAAAGGAAAAAAACAAACTGGTGGTTTAATTGGTTCTCGTTTATCTGATACAATTCCTAGTTATATGGAAGGTGGGTTATATAATTCTACAATGGTTAAAAAATATGGAACTGGTATGCAAAATGGAGGTTCATCTGTTATGGCTGCTGGAAATAACAGCTCTACAGTCAATAATAATACGAACGCAAGTAACTCGTTTAATTTTAACACTTCGGTACAAAGAGATGGAAAGATTGAAATAGGTTCTAATTCGACGAGTTATGTTCAACAAGATGTTGAATTGTCACAATCATTAAATAGTAAAGTTTATGAAGTAGTTCTTGATACCATTAGAAAAGAAAAACGTTTTGGTGGTTCTTTAGCTGGAGCGAGAAACGCATAATATGAAAAGCGCATTACTCAATTACGAAAACATATTTTATTTGAATAATACTACTATTTCTGGAATAACGTCTATTGATGGTAGTTATAATATAAAATATGAACCTATCAAAACAATAGGTGTTGGATATAATAAACAAATAATTGCTGAAGTGCCAGTTGCAAATTTTTCTATTAATAAATATTTATTATATAATGATCCTTTTTTGCCTTTTACTGGTGAAAACGCCAATAAAACTGCAAAATCCTTTAGAGGAAGTATAAATTATAATGGAAAAAAATTAGGTTTTTTATCTGGTTATTTAAATTCTTTTTCTTTATCATGTTCTGTTGGTGAAATACCTTCAACAACAGCAGATATAATTGTTTATGGAGATTTGGGTCCAAGTTATGATGCGTCAGGTAATTTTAAACCGCCAGAATTATTTGTTCCACAAGTCAAAGATATTATATTAACTTGTAGTGGATCTTCTTCAAATAGAGTGACTAACTTTGACTATTCTATTAATTGTCCGAAACAACCAATATACACATTAAATCAAAGTGGAATTTCTTTTTCTGGTCCCACAGGTCCAGTAGCGCCAATTCCAAACTATATTCCAAGCGAAGTGTTATTAAACACTCCAATAGAAATAAATGCAAGTTTTGGATTAGAAGTGGACGATTATCAAAGTAAATCATTATATAATATATTAACTAATGATATAGACACAAGTTTTAGTATAACTATAAAAGGAAAAGTATTTGAAACTACTACTTTAGTGACCGCTGACTTAGAGGGTTATAACGCGAATAACGGAGTTACCATATTTAATCAGAGTTTTTCTAACGTTAAAATGATATCGCAAGAATTTAATTCATCAGCAGATGATGTTTTGAGTGTAAAACTTAATTATAAAGGTTATTTAAATAGTTAATATGAGTACACCATTAGCTTCATTTCCAGCAAAACTAGGCTCAAGCGTTGTTTCAAGTGATATATTTTTTATATCAGATTCAACATCCGCAAACAACAATAAGATAACCACCGAAGAGCTTTCAAAAGCTTTCACGGGTTTATACGCACAAACGGCTCAAGGGTTTACGATATTTGAAAATACTGAAAATTATGGTTTATCAATAAGCGGTGCGTATGGTTTTGTCGGCATTAATGATAGAACTCCATTTGTTTCATTAGATGTGGTAGATAATTTAACAGCTACAAATGGTTCGGGTCAAATTAGATTAAGCACCTTAGATTCAGGAAGAAAAATAGCTTTTTCCTTGTCTGATCCAAATGTTTATTATCAATTTAGCAAAAAACCTAATGATACTAAATTATATCTTGAATCTTCTATTAATAGTGGATCGACGTTTACTAATTTATTTGTAGTAGATCAAAGTGGTAATTTTGGTATAACTAATTCTACTGACGCTTTAAGTAATAAGTTCTTAGTAAGTGGTTCATCAGTTCGGTTTCAAAATTCAGGTAATGCAATACTTTTTGATCCATATAATACCGAAATTAAAACAAGCGCAACTGATGAAACTTTATTATTAAATTATAATAATTTGGGAGATATAAATATAGGTTATAATTCAATATTTGTAGATAATAGTGTTAGTGCGCCAAAAATAGGAATAGGACATAATACTCCAGCGTATTTATTGCATCTTAGTGGTATAGGTCAATTAGCCAGATTTCAATCTAGTAACGCTCAGTCTTACGCAAGTTATAAAAACAGTACTGCGACTTCATATTATGGAATGCAGACTAATAAAATATATTTTGGATCAGAAAGCGTATTAAGTGAAAAAAATTTAGTATATTCTATTGCTAACAGTGGTTCTCTTGGTTTGGGTACTACAGGCCCTAATTATAAATTAGATGTTAGAGCTACAGATCCTACTGATAATACACCAGCTTCATTTCAAAATACTGATACACAAGGATATTGTCAGATATTTGTAGCTTGTAATAAAGCTTTTGGTGGTGGTGATACTGGGCCAAGAAATAGTTTAGTTACATTTTCAAGATATGATGCTACCCCTGATACTCAAAAATGGTCTATTGGTAATTTATATAATGATACTACATTCGTAGGGTTAAATGATTTTTTTGTTTTTGTCAAAAATGGTTATGGTGGAGTTTCTCCTGATGTGGTTGCAAAATTAAGTCCAGCAGGTAGTTTAGATATTGATGGAAGTTATACCAGTAGTGATAGTTATTGTAAAGGAAAATTTATTCAAACATATCAAACTAGAGTTACTGGTTTTGATGTTTATTTTAGTGCGATAAATCCTAATTCAGATATAATTCCAAGTGGAAATAATTCTTTACATGCTCCTTTTACAATAACTCCATACGCGGGTTCTATAGAAAAAATTTCTATTTTTACTTCTGATACTGATGCGCTATCAAGTGCATATAGATTTGAGATATCTGCGATTACTCCAGCTTATAATCCTGCGGTTCCAAGTGAATTTGTTACGGGTTTTAGTTTAAGCCCGCCAAGTGATCCTGTTAGTTATCCTACTAGTGGTATTATTGGTGCTAGTTATTTTAATACTATAAATTCAAACGTTATATATTCAAAAACTAAAGCTAACATAAGCGGATCAACTAGTTTTAACGCAGGTCAACTTTTACAATTTAGATTATGTGAGCCAACCGGCGGTAAAAGCGTGGCAGTTGATTTTACGGTAGTTTCAACTATTGCATACACCATAACTTAATGAGTAAATATATAAAATATGAAAATATAGATTTTCGAATTAATAATTCTGTTTTTTATTCTAATTCTATTTCTGTTTCTTTGCGATCAAACATATCGCCAGTCTTGTTATCGGATGGTAGTTTATTAAGATATGCTCCAGAAAATACCGTTGTGGGTTCTCTGTCGTCAGAATTCTTTTTAACTGGTAATATACCATCGTATATTTTTCCTAATTCAAATTCAGAATTGCCTATAAATTGTTCCTTTGGGGGAATTGCAATTGAAAATTGTTATTTAAAAAATATGTCATTTTCAGTAGCCGATTATAAACCAATAGTTGTCAAGGTTGATTTTGATTGGTTTGGTAGAATTAATTCTACAAACAGTACATTAAGATTAAATCAAGCGTCATCTAGTTCATCAAGAAATGTTCCATTAACTGGCGTGGCGCATTCTAATTTTAGTTATCTAATTGATACAAATAAATCTTTTGGTTTTGATGAAATATTTAATTTTAATTATTCTGAACAATGCGATAGATTGCCATTTTTTGAAATAGGTCAAACTATTCCTTTCAGAGTTGCAAAAACCAATAAAATAAAAAATGTTACTGTAGAGGGAAATATAGTTAAAAAAAGCAATGTAACAGAAATAGAAGGTACAGATGCATATTGCGAATTGTACATTAAAGATTACGAAAATAATTTATTAAACATTTTGAATATTTCTGGTAAATTAGAACAACGATCAATCAATATTCAATCTGAAGGCATTTTGCAAAGTAGTTTAAATATAACACAAAGAATAGCTCCTTTAAGAAATACATTATGAGTAAATTTATAAATACACAGTTTTCAGTTTCTGGAATAAAAGATTTTTCTGTTAATACTACGTATAGCAAATATGATTTAGTAGACTTTCAATATTATACAGGAAACTCTTCTCACCCAGAAAATTTATCAGGATTATTTGCATGGTTTAATGTAGATACGTTAGAAAATACATTGTCAGATGGCAGTGGTAGAGTGTCTAAATGGTATAATTTAGCTCCTGGTCATTATTCACAAGATTTAGTTAATGCAGATGCAACGCCAACAAATGATAGTAGGCCAATTTACGATAGCAAAAGAAATTGCTTATCATTCTTAGCTTCTAATGAAAATTCAAAATATAATGAATTATATACAGCCGCAAATTTTAGTGGTTTTTTAACTGGTGATAGATGTTGGTTTTTAGTTTATGAATTTGATTCTCTTAGATATGGTTATGAAAATATTAATGGAACTTTTTCAAATTTTTCAACAATTTTAAATACTGATACTGCTAATGCTATAAAAACAAGTGGTTATTTAGGAGTTTATGGAAATAATTCTCAAGGCATATTAAATTCAAATGTTCCTAATGGTTCGGAAGAGTTCATTGGAGGCCCAGACGAAGCTATTTATCCATCTGCTTCAACAATAAATTCAGTTTTTTCAGCAGCAAAACTATTAAATAATAAAAATATAATTTCCATTATCAAAGATAATACAAATAATACATTAAAAATAAGAAATAATGGTTACGAATTATTAAGTTTGTCTACTACTAATTATTTTCATTCGGGCGCTGCTAATTTAAGATTAGGAACCGCAGGTAATGGACATGCAGCAAATAATATTTTATATAATTACGATGCCAGCAATATTTCTTATTATGAAATTATTGGATGTTCAAAAGTTCCTAGTGATCAAGAAATTTCAGGAGTAGAAAAATATTTATTCAAAAAACATTTTACAAATGATGATAACGCATACATTGCTAGTCAAGATTCTATTGTTGTGACAGATTACAGATATGCGCCAATAAATATTACGGGATCTCAATATTTTACTAAAAATATAGATTCATTATTTAAGAAAACTTATGGTTGTTCAGCGAGTTTTAACTCAAAAATAATAAAAACTTCTTTTGGTGACGGCTACTTTACAAATGTCAGTCCAGGTATAAACGGTTTACAGAGTGATTTTAGTCTAGTTTATGATGGATTAACCGATATTCAATCAAAAGCGTTGATAGGTTTTTTTCAAAATACTTTTGAATATCAAGCTAAAAACCCAGAAGAATCATATGAAAGTGTAGCTATGGATTTGTTTTATCCATATAAAAACAATGCATATATTTATTTTAATAATTTAAATCATTCTTCTAAAGAAGCTAATCTAAATACCATTAATATTAATTGTCTTACAGCTTATGATTCTGTTTTAGATTATAAAGGGTATTTGATTACAGATGAAGAAGTTGGAAGATCATATAATCAATCTTCGAAATATATTAAAAATGATGTTGTATTTTTCAAAGCAATAGATAACAATTTAGAAGGATATTATTGGTATACTGGGCAAGATAATATTGCTTTAAATGATTCGTATAATCCGACTGGAAATAATTCGTTATTTACAAAAAATTTTTACTTCAAACCTGATTTAGATTTTACAATACCAATTTCACCTAGATATATTAAAAATGAATTTGAAATGACTTCTCCAGTTTTTCAAAATGATGGTATCAATAAAACAGTTTTGGCGTTTGATTTTTCTTTTACAAATAGAAGCGATAAAGAAGCAAGAGCTATATTAAAATATTTAGATAATAAAGTTGGATTTAAAATTTTTGAAATTGCTTTGCCGTCTCCTTATAATAAAAATATAAATGTATATTGTCCAGAATGGAGTCATACTTATAAATTTAATGATAATCATGATATAACTATCAAATTATTAGAGTTTAAAGGCAAGTTAGAATCTGACACATTTTTCAAAACGTTTGTAGAATTATGATTTATACTAAAACAACTGGTAAATTTATCGGAGAATGCATGACTGGATTTGGCGTCAGTCATGCGGTTGACATTTATAATTATGGTAACTCTCAAGTTAAATACACAATCGCAAGCGATGATAGTAATTTTTCTTCTTCAGTTCCTGATTTAATCGTGGATAACGGTTCGAAAGCTGAATTTGATATTTATTTCCATGCGACTTCAACTAATACTTCTGGGTATGAATCGGGTGTTTTTACTATAACTTCAGAATCTGCTGAAGATGGGTCAACTGATCCGAGTGGAGATATTTATTTGTATATTACTGGACATAGAATTGTAGATACAACTGGAGGGCATGTCAGAAATTTTAGAGCATTAAGAAAATATGATCTTAAATCGCTAAATTATGATTTTTATTGGTTTCATCCAACTGGTACTGGTAATTTATATAATTATTTTTTAACTGGTTATCAATTAGACATTTCCACAAACAATTCTTTCACTCAAATTGTTAAATCTAAATCAATAAATATTTCTAATAATATTCCGTTAAATCCAAACTATGGAACTTATAATGGAATAAGCATTGCAGAACAAACTATAAACATTGCTGATTATGATAATGGAAACCTTTTTGAAATGGATACTGATTATTTTGCTCGTATATACAGCGTAACAGATAATGGTGTAACTGGTATATCTGTTTTTGCTACAGGAATAAACTCGTATACCGAAAAGGTTTCTCAAGAAGTGATTACAGGTAACGTAAGTAATATATCAAATATAAAATTTAGTAAAAAAAGTTTAGACTTATTGTTTCCTGCCGACTCTACCGCTGTGGGTGTTGATTTATATCCTTTGATTGTAGAAAGAGTTGGTGGTGATGATCTAAAATATATATCAGGAATTAATATTTATTTTGATAGTAACGTGTCTTTTTTAGGGAGTTCGGAAACTACGGCTGCATTAAATCTAGAAGGAACTTTTAAGAATTTTACTGGTAATCCTCAAGACGGTACTAATATAAACTTATATTTGCATGAAACAACAAAACTGTATGGTCTCTATGGGCAAGGTGGACGTATTGATAAAATTTATGAACATCCTTACGCGACTAGTGAAAACAGAAGCCCAAATGCAGAAAATTTTGTTGCTAATACTTTAAATGGAGGAAAAGCCGCACCCGCTAAAAATGGTGGCGATGCTTTAAAATTTAAAATAACTAGTGTTATTAATGGCGTAGAGCGTAAAGATTTAAATTACAATATTTTTTCTAGATATGGTTCTTCTATTTTTGCTGGAGGCGCTGGAACAGATGCTTCTGTATGTACTTTTGATGATTTAGGAGGTACTCTCTCGTCTATAAATTTTAGCGGGGTTGGAAAAGATAAAGATCAAACTTATTTTAGATTCTTTTTTACATTAGAAGGTTATACAAACTTTCTCCCATCAGCTATAAATTCAATAGTTTTATATCAAGACGATTTAGTGGTATCCGTAAGTCGCTCTAGTTTCTTCAAAAATATTAAGAGCTTGACTCCTGTTGGAACTTTAAATTCTTATCCGGTTCGTTTCGGAGAAGACGCTAATGCGACTAAAGCTCCATATTGGAAAGCAGATGGTGTAAGATTTGTTCAGTCTTATAACACTTTAAAGGGAGATGGTGTTATTAATTATGCTCGACCTGTGGGGCCGACAGAAATTAAATGGAGGCCTTTTATGGGGCCTGCCGGAACGCTTTTGTATACTCCTATACGAGCAGGGGGAAGTTTTTATCCTGTAGCGGGTAAAATTGTGAATGCTCATAAAGAAGCTAAAATTAATTTTAATTTTTCCGATGGTTATATACCGTCTGATTATTTTTTTAGGTTCGACAATGCTGGTATAAGTGCAGCTAATAAGAATTGGACAAACACAACTAATCCAGTCCAAGTAACACTAGATGGTAGTATGGATGCGGGTATTTTTAATAATGCTTTGTATTCATTTACAGGTAAAAATAGCGTAACTTTATCAGCCCAACAAAATTTAGACTGTACTTTTTCAAGTCTTACTAACTCTAATAGCAAAGACTGTAAAGATTTTGATTTAATTTTAGTTGTTGCGTATAGGCCGGTAGTAATAGAACAAGATGATGTTTATAATGTAACCAGAAGAGACTCTACCGCAAATCAATACGCTCCTTCAAGATTCAAAATTTTAGATTGGTTTGAGACTTCAAAACCCAATCAAATCACTAAAGACCAAGTTTTAATTACTAATTTTCCTGGATACGATACACCCCTTTTAGCTAAAACGCTTTTAGATTATCCTAAAGAACCAAATATATTTCAATTTTTCATAAACCCTTTAGTAAATGGAGACATTATTACTCAAGTTAACCCACGTGAATCTGCTACGCAATACTTGCCAAATCCTAGGTACGAGCTATTCAAAAGATATACGCAAATAAATACGAGCATAAGCGCTACTGATGTAGCTTTAAACAATAGTCTTAAAAATTATCAAACCTTACCAAATCAAGACATCCAACTATCTAAAAGTTTATTAAATGCAACAGACTATTATCCAATGATCCTTAACATTAGAAGAAGCTCTGGTATTATGTCTATTTTTGTAAATAACCACCTTCTTATAGAATATAATCTAGGCAGTTTTATTACCTATCATAATAATCATATTATGAATAAAATATCAGGTTCAACTTTAAAATTAATATCAAATTGTAACGGTGTTGCTGGAGGAAATAATGAATCAATGAGCTATTTTGATATAATATTTTATAATAGAAATTTATCACCAACAGAATTGTTGCTTTTGCATACGGATTTAACTAAAAATTATTTAAAATTATTTGCTGGTTCGTCTTCAGGTTTGAATTTTCAATCAGACAGAATTAGATTACCAAATATTTTTAATTTAGCAGGAAGAAAAAATTCATGAATACTTTATTTAAATTAAATAACTATATAATTTTAGATTTGTTTGAGTTAGAATTGGAGCCAAACGAAGGTTATTTAAGAATACATGGTTGTAAAAATTTTGATAGCAATTTAATTTTTCAAGAAAATGAATATATTTTTATGCCATGTGAGTTTTCTAATTTTGAATCAACTTCTGATGGAAGACAAAGTAGGCCATCTTTAAAAATTTCAAATATTAATAATTATATATCAAAAGTATTAAAAGATCGAGGAGATTTAATCGGCAAAAACTTTTTCAGAAAACGAATTTTCGCTAAAGATTTGGACATTATAAATTTTAAAGATGGTATCAATCCATTTGGAGTTTCAGCTTTCAATACATACATATCTAATGACAAATTTATTATAAATTTAAAAAAGTCAGAAAATAAAAATACTGTAGAATTAGAATTAGTTACAAAAATTGATTTAGAAAATTTATCTTTGCCTTCAAGAAAAGTTACTAATGATACTTGCTCTTGGGGTTATAGATGTTCTGGGTGTAATTACGGAAACAAACCAAATTATGCTGGTCCTTTAATATCGTGTAAAATATCAAATTCTCAAACGGTGTCTGCTTTACAGGCAAGTAGCTTTTATTTTAAAAAGACTGAATGGGGTGGTAATAGCTCATCTCCTGATCCAGGTTTACCTATAGCCGATGAAAATAATAAAACTTTTTTAAGTAATTATAAACCAGCTCTTAAAAATAATTCTTATGGTTTAGACAGATTAAATTATAAAGGGGATTGGTCGCCAAACACTAAATACATGAAAGGAGATTTTGTTTATGTTAATCCTTTTTCATCGGTGAGTTCTGTAGAATATGAATATCAAATCAATTTTGATAATAAACCTAAAACTTTTTTTGTTTGTATAGAAGATAATGTTTCTAATAAATTTCCTGAAAAAAATTCAAATTTGTGGAAACAAGATAAATGCTCTAAAACTTTGACGGGTTGTTTGTTAAGGTTTCAAGATTATATTACTCAAAACTCTTTAACGATTGATAAAGCGTTGCCTTTTGGAGCTTTTCCGGCTACATTTCCTTATGAAAATAATAAATGAAGCGTTAAAACAAAAAATTATAAAAATATGCGATAGCGAAAAAGGTGAAATTTGTGGATTTATAGTTACGGATGAAAAAAATAACTTGGATTTTATAAAAGTTGAGAATAAGCATCCTTTAAAAAATGATTATTTTATAGTATCTCCACTTGATTTTTTAGAAATCAAAAAAAAATATACAATTGAGTATTTATTTCATAGTCATGATAACAATTGTTTTTTTTCAGAACAAGATAAGTATCATCAAAAGTTTCATAATTTAAATATGTTGATTCTTTGTAAAAAAAATGAAACTTGGTCAGAAATGAAGTGTAAATAATATATTATATGGTTTCAGTTAAATTACATGGCGTTTTTGAAAATTATTTGAAAACAGATTGGCAACTTAATGTGTCTAGTGTCAGTGAAATTTTTGATGCAATAGAGGCTAATACAGGATCTTTGGTAAAAACATTAGGTAATTTACAGTTATATATATCTAATTTCATAATATATGTAGACGGAAAAATAATGCCACCTGAATATTTAGACTCTCCTATATTAAAAAAAACTTCTGTTGTCGAGGTTGTTCCTTTGTTAATAGGTAGCGATTTTGGCATAACCGCTTTCTTATTAATGTTAGCTGTTTCAATAGGTATACAGTTATTAATTGCTAAAATTATGACTCCAAAATCACCTGTTGATGTAAAAACTAATTCTAGATTATTTTCAAATTATGAAAATGTTACTGCAAGAAATGTTCCAGTTCCATTAGGTTATGGTCGTGTTAAAGTGGGTTCGATTGTGGTTTCAAATAATTTAATTATAACAAATCGAGAAGGGCAAGGATGAGAATAATTTTATCGGCAGATTCTAATATTTTTAATGGTAAAGGCCCTTTTACAACAAATGCTGGAGGTGGTAGTAGTATAACGCCAAAACCAGTTGATTCAGAAGTTTTTTATGAATCTGTAGATTTAATTTCTGAAGGTCCGATTGAAGGATTGGCGGACAGTTTTGGAAACACTTTAAATTATGTTGATTTGTCGATTGATAAAACTGACGTTTCTAATTCAAATTTATCTTATGGGATATATTTTAATGATATTCCAATAAGAGATCCAAAATCAAATTTATATAATGTAAGTTCTAGTAATGGTATTCTTAATGTAGGTTCTGAAAATCCTTCAATTAAAACGAAACCAAGTAGTTTATACGAATATAAAAGTAAAATTTACGATTTAGATGGTAAGGGTCCTTTTGGTGTGGTAGGCGCAGATGTTTCAAATCATTTAAAGACTTGGGATGGCGACAATGCACAAGACCCGTTTGTAGTATACATGAATGCGGCAAAATTAGCAAGAGTTTTTTCTCATTATGTTAAAAATAAATATACAAATTTTGTTAAAGTAGTTGTAAGTATTGATGAATTATATCGAGTTGATAGAAGCGGGACAACTTTGAGTGCTGCAATAAATTTTATTGTTTCTGTGCAAAATTCTCTTAAGCAAAAATCTGTTTTCTTATTATTCTCTGGTAATTATTTTGCTAAACAAAATGCTTCTTTATTGTCTTTTGATATTGAAATAACAGAAGATGATAGAATTGGATTGTCAACTAATTCACAATTTATAATAAGTATATACAGTTTATCTGATAGAATTCCCGCTGTTACTGGAGATGATCTTTATGTTAGAAGTTTTTCGGTTAATAGTATAATAGAATATTTAAGTTATGATTTTTCATATCCATTCACAGCTTATTGCAAAAACACAATCAGCTCAAAACATTTTTCTTCAATTCCAACAAGAAGTTTCGATGTCAAATTATTAAAAGTTTTAGTTCCTGATAATTATGATTCAGAAGCTAGAGAGTATATAGGGGATTGGTCTGGGAATTTCGGCAAAGCTTTGAAATGGACTGATAATCCTGCTTGGATTTTTTATGATTTATGTACGAATAGTAGATATGGTTTAGCTAGATCTTTCATGTCAGAAAACGATTTAAATAAATGGGAACTTTTGAAAATCTCTAAGTTTTGCGATGCTTTATTAAAAACAAATTGCGAAACTAAATACGCTCCTCATGAATTTTATCTTTCTAGCAGTGTCTTTTTAAATCTCCAAAAAGACGATATGCTTTTTAATACGATTTTTACAGTGACAACCGAAACTGTGGAAGAGCTATATTTAAAATACCCAAGTGGTAGTATTATTTATTTATACGACCTTAAAGATGGAAATAAACAAGATATAGATTTAAATGTAAAAAAAATAGTAATACTTATTTTTAAACAGGAAATAAATAATACTGTATTTACATTTATAAGATTGATGAATGACTTTGGACCGAGAAAATTTATAGAATCAGATAGCAGCGATAAGTTTTTTTCAGATTTGAAAAATCTCCTTGGTGAGGCTCCAGTTACTAGGAATATTGAAGATAAAATTAAATTTTATGCATATAAATATGCGGTAGGTATTGTCTCTTCTGATGCGAGAGATGAGCAAGTTTCTAGAGATTTTGTTGATAGAGAAATATTTGATAAATCTTTAAACGTGCATATGGGTAAATGCGTAGCAAAACACGAATCGTTTGATGATTTTTTAGAAAATAGATTTTCCGCTAATTTAATAATAAATAACGAATCAGAAGGGTTAAAAGTTTTATCTGATTTAAGTTCTATTTTTAGAGGAATTTTTTATTTTAGAAATGGATTTTTAAATTTAACTAGCGATGTTCCTAAAAATGTTGTTTACGTTTTTAATAATGCAAACGTAAAAGATGGGCTATTTACTTATTCTTCATCTCAATTTAACGGTTTTCATTCGGTGGCTAAAGTTTCTTATTCTGATAAAAATGATAATTTTAAAGATAAAATTGTATATGTAGATGACGCAGAGTTAATTCAAAAAACAGGAGTTGTTGAAACAGAAATTTTAGGTTTTGGTGTTACGTCTAAATATCAAGCTCGTAGATTGGGAAAATGGTTTTTAGCTACACAAAAACTTGAATCTCAAACAGTAAGTTTTTCAGGAGGCGTTGAAATATCAATGTTGAAAATAAGTGATGTCATAAGAATAAGTGACGCTTTAAAAAATAGTAATTTAATTTATGGCAAAATTGAGTCTTTTGATTTTGAAAATAATTGTGTATATATAGACAGAGAAGTTTCGGAAGATTGTTTGGGAAAACTAATAAAAATTATTAGTTTAATTAATTCTGAATTGCGTGAATTAACCTATTTTATTGAGTCTGTTGACAATGTTAATTTAAAATTAAAACTCATTAGTCAAGCTTATGTTTCATGGAATGTAATACAAAAAGTCATTGTTTCAAGTGATAATAGAACCGTTTCTGGCGATAACATAGGAAGCGCTTCTTTTACGAGAAAATGTTTTTCTAAACAAAGTTATATAGATGGTTGTCAATTTTCTTTTAACGTTGTTGATCCTTTAGCTTTTTTAATTTGTGGGTTAAGCGCAATAAATAATCCAACAGTAGACGCTTCAGATATAAATTATGGCTTGTATATTGCTAATGGATATTTATTTATAATAAACAATGGAACTATTAGTGCGTCTCCTGTAGCGTCAAATATTAAAAATACAAGCGCTTTAAAAATAATATTTGATGGTAAAAGCGTTGTTTATTATCTAGATGATCAATCTTTACGCAGTGATACAGTAGGTGTTGGGCCTCCATTACATGCGGTTGTAGCGTTTAACACTCCACAGGCTTCTATAAATAATATAGATTTCGCTCCATATCCTGATCATGAATACGGTAATTATGCTTATTTGAGATCAGGAGCGGCCTTCACTGTGTATTTAAAAAATTATACTGATGATAGTGATTTATATAGGATTGTTAGTATATCCGAAAATTCAGTTAATGACTATTCGGTGTCAGCATTGAAATATTCAAAACAAAAATTTGACTATGTTGAAAAAGATGAATATGTCGATTCTTTTCAAAACGATCAAAAAGAAATAATCTTCTCTGCTGATAATTATATATCTCCGGCTTTTACCGATTCAGAAATAGAATCGTTTTTTAATTTAGGATATCTTTCAAATAGAGATTCTAATTATTCAAAAACAATAAATAAAGTATACGACTACTCTTTTCACTTAGAAGATGAAACGCTGGTTGCGTATTATTCTATAAATAGATATCAAGAATTAACAATTGATTTTATATCAATTTTTAATAATATTAAAATAGCATCTAATTTTAATGTTTTTGGGTTAAAGTGTATTATAACTAAAGGTGGTAAAAATTTAACCTTTACAATAGAAAAGGCTAATTCAAAATTTATTAAAATATTTTTAGGACAAACTGTTTTATCGTCAGATTCCTTTTCCCCTCAATATTCAATTGATTTTTACGCTTACGACAAAAATAAAAAAATTATTTTAGTGTAATTTAATATATGGCTTTTATCCCTTCGACTGCGTTGAGTTATGATGTTGATTTTTTGATAAAATCAATTGATTTTTCTTTTGCTAACGATTCATCAAGATCTGATAAAAGTCAATCTGCTTCGATTTATGGCTTAGATGCAAATACGCCACTGGTGGTTGGTGATTTATATGAGTCTAATGTTAATTTAACATGGGTAGTTGAAAGGCCCGTATCTAAACAAATCTTAAGCGGAGTTATATTTGATGTGGGTTTTTCTGGTTTTGATATTTTTTACTATGATATCAATAGAAATTTATTATATCAAAATCCTTTTTCGATAAAAGATACAAATTTTTCAATAAGTTCGATAGAAGTAGCTCAACTTTTTAATCAAGTAACTGGTAATTCAGGTTTTTTAAATTTATCAGGTAAATTTTTTATAGATATAGTCAGCTCTGATTATCAAAATAATAGAAGTACTGGTGTTTCGTTAATTGACTTTGGAATTCCACAAATTAGCATCTCTGGTTATTCGCTTACTGATAGGGTGAGTTTAAATTTAGATTCTAACAATTCACATGCAATAGATAAAATATCTATTTTTGCTACAACTGGATCACAATTTCAATCGTTAGATGACGATTATTTTTTTACTTTAGATGTACCGGGAGGTAATAGTTTATCAAATATTTCTATTCCTAATTTCTTTTTAAATTCAACGTCAGATGATACGCAGCAAGACAATTCAGTATCCATACCGTTTTATTTACATTTGATACCGTATGGATATTTTGCTACTGGACAAATCGCAAGATCTTCAGGAATTAAATTAAACTCTTATGCATTAGATTCTTTACCTTATAAAATACAGGATTTAACTGGTTATGTAAGATGCGATCTAAACAATATTGATAAAAAATTAAATCTTGAAACTTTTATTACATGGGATAAACTTCAAGGCTTAGACACATTTATTCAAGCTTATGATTTTCATGTATTAGTTGAAGAAAGTGGAGTTAATAAAAATAACTATGATTATTACGTATCTAATTTTTCGCCTAAAAATATTCAAGGAGTTTTTTCTGGTTCTGGAACGGGTTTGACTAGATTTTCAGACGTTTTTAAACCTTATAGCCAATCAGGTATTGAATGGTGTGATCATACTATTTATGTAGATAATTTTGGTTCTTTGCCTGCAAGTTTATACGATCAATACGTTTCTGGTATAAATTATATTTCACAAATAGTAATACCGTCAGGGTTTTCAAATTCATCAGAAGTGTTTTTAAGTTATGCTCACACAGGCAATAACTCATTTTCATTTCTACCATCTGGAGGGCTGTTTCAAAATTCACAATACACTGGAACTTATTCAGACAATAGATATGTTGCAAATTTTACAATTGATAATTTTAAAATAAACAATTTGTCTGGTTTCGTAACGGGTATTTCAATGGCTAAAAGAATAACTGGTTTTGCCGATTTTATTTATTCATCAATTGATCCTTGTTTTACTTTTCCTATAAAAGAAGATACTAATTATTTTATTAAAGTAAGAGCTATTAATGATAATAAAGTTTTTTCAGAATTTTCTGATACTTTGTTTATTAGTTCTGGATATGTAAATCAAGCTATAAATCTTAGTCCGTTAAGTGGTAAAAAAGTAATTGATGGTCTAGGTGTTAGTGGATATATACCAAAATTCTCTGATTCAGATAGTTTAACAACTGGTACGTTATATTATAGTGGTAGTAATAATTTAGTATTTACTGAATTGCCGACAACAACAACTTCAGAAAATTTATATAAATTAGTAGTTGAAGATAACATTGTAAAAAAACAATTAGATACAGGGAGCGGCACTTCTTTAATTGAAGAGTTTACTGTTGCTGCTCATGGTTTTATTGCCGGTGATGTTATTAGATTCGATGGAACAAATTATTTTAAAGCGCAAGCAGACAGCGCCGCACATGCAGAAGTATTGGGTGTTGTTAAGTCGGCAACTACAAATACTTTTAAAGTGGTGGTAGATGGATTGATAACTGGTTTGTCAGGTTTGACTGCTGGTGAAATATACTTTTTATCAGAAGCTACTGCTGGAACGGTAACAACTACAGAACCAAGTAACTTTGGAGAAGTTTCTAAGCCGGTTTTATTTGCGTTGTCAACTACAACTGCAAATGTATTGACTTTTCGTGGTGTTTTGATTGAGCCTCAAAGTGGAACTTCTGGAACAAGCGGAACTAGTGGTGATCCGGTTATTTCTTCTACTTTAGCTTATTATAACAATTCTACTCAAAGCGTATCATCTTCTTCAAATACAAAAGTAATTTGGTCTACAGCCGATACTGCAAATACTCAAGGATCAATTGGTTTAACTTTCAATGGAACTGATAGATTCACAAATACTTCTGGAAATTCAATTGTTATTACTGTTGATGGATATGTAGGCTGGGCAAGCGGTGGAACTTCTGGTACGTCTAGATCTGTATTCATAGTAAAAAATGGTAACGTTTCTTCTTCTCAGGGAAGATATTCTTATTCTAGTATACCCGCAAACAATGATTATCCAGTAACTCATTTTTCTTCTGTTCTGGTTTTGAATAATAATGATTATGTAGAAATATACGCTTTGCATAATGATGCAACTTCACAAAATATAAATAGTCAAGCTAATTATCCTGCAAGTAGAATAATAATCGCTAGAAATGAAGGTGTAGCAGGAACTAGCGGATCTTCAGGAACCAGCGGAATCAACGGAACTAGTGGGTCTTCAGGAACCAGCGGAATCAACGGAACTAGTGGGTCTTCTGGCATCAGCGGAACAAGCGGATCTTCTGGTGTTAGTGGAACTAGTGGGTCTTCAGGAATAAATGGTACTAGCGGATCTTCAGGAACCAGCGGAATCAACGGAACTAGTGGGTCTTCAGGAACCAGCGGAATTAACGGAACTAGTGGGTCTTCTGGTATCAGCGGAACAAGCGGATCTTCTGGTGTTAGTGGAACTAGTGGGTCTTCAGGAATAAATGGTACTAGCGGATCTTCAGGAACCAGCGGAATCAACGGAACTAGTGGGTCTTCTGGCATCAGCGGAACAAGCGGATCTTCTGGCATCAGCGGAACTAGTGGCTCTTCAGGAACCAGCGGAATTAACGGAACTAGTGGATCTTCAGGAACCAGCGGAATCAACGGAACTAGTGGATCTTCAGGAACCAGCGGAATTAACGGAACTAGTGGATCTTCAGGAACCAGCGGAATTAACGGAACTAGTGGATCTTCAGGAACCAGCGGAATCAACGGAACTAGTGGGTCTTCTGGCATCAGCGGAACAAGCGGATCTTCTGGTGTTAGTGGAACTAGTGGGTCTTCAGGAATAAATGGTACTAGCGGATCTTCAGGAACCAGCGGAATCAACGGAACTAGTGGGTCTTCTGGCATCAGCGGAACAAGCGGATCTTCTGGTGTTAGTGGCACTAGTGGGTCTTCAGGAATAAATGGTACTAGCGGATCTTCAGGAACCAGCGGAATCAACGGAACTAGTGGGTCTTCTGGCATCAGCGGAACAAGCGGATCTTCTGGCATCAGCGGAACTAGTGGCTCTTCAGGAACCAGCGGAATTAACGGAACTAGTGGATCTTCAGGAACCAGCGGAATTAACGGAACTAGTGGATCTTCAGGAACCAGCGGAATTAACGGAACTAGTGGATCTTCAGGAACCAGCGGAATCAACGGAACTAGTGGGTCTTCTGGCATCAGCGGAACAAGCGGATCTTCTGGTGTTAGTGGAACTAGTGGGTCTTCAGGAATAAATGGTACTAGCGGATCTTCAGGAACCAGCGGAATCAACGGAACTAGTGGGTCTTCAGGAACCAGCGGAATTAACGGATCTTCTGGCATCAGCGGAACTAGTGGGTCTTCAGGAACCAGCGGAATTAACGGAACTAGTGGATCTTCAGGAACCAGCGGAATCAACGGAACTAGTGGATCTTCAGGAACCAGCGGAATCAACGGAACTAGTGGATCTTCAGGAACCAGCGGAATCAACGGAACTAGTGGATCTTCAGGAACC